AGCAGAAGTTGGAGCATGTATAATTGGCCCAGCAGTAAAAGGACCAGTTGAAATCCCTACTACAGTTACTTCTTATAACGAATATGTAAGAGTATTTGGAGACACATTTGAATCAGGTTCAACTAAGCAAGAATTTTTTACTTCAATGGCAGCTAAAAATTACTTCTCTCAAGGAGGTAATTCTTTATTAGTAGCTAGAGTTGTAACAGGATCTTTTACAGCAGCAGGAAGCACTTTTATTTCTTCATCAAAAAATGCATCAATTCAACCTTTTCAATTAAATACTATTGGTAAAGGAGCTCTATACAATAACTCAACAGCATCTTTAGATGCAGGAGAATCAAACAGTGATAGCTCATTAAAAAGCGGATCTGCTGATAACTTGAGATGGGAAATTTCAAACAAAAATATATCTAAAGGAACATTTACTTTATCAATACGTAGAGGAGATGATAATCTTAAAAATAAAATTGTATTAGAAACATTCAATAATTTAAGCTTAGATCCTAACTCAGAAAACTATATTGAAAAAGTAGTCGGAAATCAAGTAGAAGCTATTTCCGGTACAGGAGATAACGTTACTATTTCTGGAGAATATGTTAACAAATCTAATTACATTAGAATTAGTGCAGTAAATTCACCTACTATAAATTATATCGGAAACGATGGCGCAAGAAGGTTAGATAGCCTTACAGGGTCTCTACCAATAGAAGGATCAGGATCATTCTTTAATGCTTCTGGAGCTAACGTTGTAGGAGGAGACAATTACTATGATAATGCAGCAGCAAGATCTCAAGGTCTTACAGCAGGATGTTACAATAATGTAATTACGTTATTAGGTAACTCTGATGACTATAGATTTAATGTAATTACAGCACCAGGATTAAATAATAATAATCACTCTACTACAATTAGCTCATTAATAGACTTAGCAGAAAGCAGAGGAGACTGTATTGCAGTAGTTGATTTATACGGTCACGGAGGAACAGTGGCTAACATAACAGGACAAGCAGATACATTAAATAGCTCTTATGCAGCTTCATACTGGCCTTGGTTACAGACTCAGTCTGGCACAGGTAAGAATGTATGGGCACCAGCTTCAGTATTTATTCCTGGAGTATATGCATTTACAGATGGATCTTCAGCACCATGGTTTGCACCAGCAGGACTTGTAAGAGGAGGTTTAACAGGAGTTATTCAAGCAGAAAGAAGATTATCAAGAGTTCAAAGAGATAGTTTATATGATTCTAAAGTAAATCCAATTGCTACTTTCCCTGGAACAGGTATAGCAGTATTTGGTCAAAAGACTTTACAAACTAAATCTTCTGCTTTAGACAGAGTAAACGTAAGAAGATTATTAATCGAACTTAAAGAGTTTGTTGGTAATCAAGCACAAAATTTAGTATTTGAACAAAATACTGTAAATACAAGAAATAAATTCTTAGCAGCAGTTAATCCTTACTTAGATACAGTAGTATCAAGACAAGGGTTATATGCATTTAGAGTCGTAATGGATGATTCTAATAACTCAGCTGATATAGTAGATAGAAATCAATTAGTAGGTCAGATATTTATTCAACCAGCTAAGACAGCAGAATTTATTGTACTTGACTTCACAGTAGAACCAACAGGTGCAACTTTTGGAGCATAAGTTTTAAAGTAGATATTTATAATAAATAATTAAAAGTATAAAATGGCAGTATTAGACCCAAATGAAATAATGTTCAAAGCTTTCGAACCGAAAGTACAAAACAGATTTGTCTTATTTATAGACGGTATTCCATCCTTTATGGTTAAGAACGTAGCAGCTCCAAGCTTTACAGATGAAGTTGTTAAACTTGACCACATCAACACGTACAGAAAAATACGTGGAAAAAGAGAATGGCAAGATATAGATATGACTTTATATGACCCAATAACACCATCAGGAGCACAAGCAGTAATGGAATGGGCTCGTCTTTCTTATGAATCAGTAACTGGTAGAGCTGGTTATTCAGATTTCTATAAAAAAGATTTAACTCTAAATATTTTAGGACCTGTAGGTGATATAATCGGTGAATGGGTAATAAAAGGAGCATTCATACAAACTGCTAACTTCGGATCATTTGATTGGGCAAATTCAGAAGTAGTAGATTTACAGATGACAGTATCAATGGACTACTGTGTATTGAATTACTAATCATCAACTACACATATATATAAGAACCCGGCATTTAGTCGGGTTTTTTGTTTGTTTATAAAGTTTTTATTCGTATATTTATATAAAGACAAGTTATACTAAAATAAAATTTATGGAATCAAAATTTAGTTTACCAACAGAATCGGTAGATTTACCATCAAAAGGCTTACTTTATCCGAAAGAATCTCCTCTTTCTTCAGGTATCATAGAAATGAAGTACATGACAGCTAAAGAAGAAGATATTCTTACTAATACCAATTATATTACAAAAGGTACTGTAATGGATAAACTCCTTTCTTCATTAATAGTCAATAAAGATATTGACATTAAAGATTTATTGATAGGAGATAAGAATGCATTGTTTATAGCGTGTAGAATTTTATCATACGGTAAGGATTATGAATTCGTTTTTGGAGGAGAAATAATCAAAGCAGATTTAGCAGCTTTAGGTAATAAAGAAATAGACTATAGTTTATTAGAAGACAATAAAAACGAATTTTCGTTTAAACTACCTCATACTGATAATACGGTTACAATAAAATGTTTAACTGCTAGAGATGAAAAAAAGATTCAAGAAGAAATCGAGGGCAATAAAAAATTTAACAAAGAAGGGAATACCTCTAGTAGTTCAAGATTAAAACATCTTATAACCTCAGTTAATGGTATAAGAGAAACTAAAGATATTAGAGAGTTTGTAGATAACTTTCTGCTAGCTAAAGATGCAAGAGCTATCAGAAAATACTATGAACTTATAAATCCTGATATTGACCTTACTTGTACCTTTACAAATAAGGATGGCGGTGAGGAGGACGTCATCATCCCGGTGGGGATAGACTTTTTTTGGCCTGACGCCTAAACATCGACAACAAATATTCTTGCAAATACATGAAATTGTTTTTCACGGAAAAGGGGGTTACTCGTGGAACGATGTGTATAATATGCCTATCTGGTTACGAAAATTTACATACGCAAATATTGCGGAACATTATTCTAAGTTAGATAAAGAGAATAAACCACCACCACCAGAACCAAAGAAAAAATTTGGCCCTGACATCAATCCTTCTTTTACTGCAAAATCATCTAAAAATGGTTAACTTCCTATTTATATTATATAGATAGACTTATGGCTCAAACTCCTAACAATTTTGACAAAGAAAAGTTAAAAAAAGACTTTGACGATTCTATTGCTTTTATGAGCGATGGAATAAGTAGTCTAGGTGCTCAACTTAGTGCTGTACTAGATAAAAGTTTTAAAGATATGTCAAAAGGTGCGGAAAAAAACGTATTAGGTGATATTTGGAAAAAGACTAATAGTGCTTTTGCTGCAGTTAAAAAAGAATTAGACAATGTAGTTATTACCCAGAAGAGAATCGAAGAAGGGGAATTATCGTATAATCAAGTAGTTAGAAGAGGTAATAGAGTTAAAGAAAAGATAGCTATTCTTGAAGCTAGACGAAATGAACTGCAACTACACGGTAGAGATTTAACAAAAGAACAAGCCTTAGCTCTTGAAGGATATACTGACGAACTTAAACGTTCAACAGAAGCACAAAAAGATTTAGCAGCAGATATAGAAGAAAAAGCAGGAGCTATAGGGCAGCTATTTACAAGAATGTCTAATACTCCTGTAATAGGACAACTCCTCAACGCAAAAGCAGCTACTGAAGCAATGAGAAAAAGTTTAGCAGGAGGAGGAACAGCTATGAAAAGTCTTGGAGCTGGATTAAAGCAAATGCTCAAAGGATTAGGCCCTATTGCCATAGCATTAGCAGCTTTTGAAGCAATTCAAGGACTGGTACAAACAATGTTTAGAGCTTCTAAGCAGACAAAAGCGTTAGCTGTCAACTTAGGTGTTGCAATGAATGTAGCTAAGCAATTTAGAACTGAGTTATTAGCCACAGCAGCAGCAAACGATCATATATTCTATACTACTGAAGAGCTACTTAAAACTTATGGACTTATTGCAAAAACCCAAGGTATTTTTACCGGTAACATTGCTCAACAAGCAGTAGAAGTAAACTTTTTGACTCAAGGATTAGGTATAGCAGGAGAAAATGCAGTTAATCTTTCTAATATATTTGAAAATCAAGGAGCTACTTCTAGAACAGTTTTTGATAATATAGCAGGATTTGCACAAGAGTTTCAAAAAACTACTGGTTTAGGATTAACAGCAAGACAAATTTTTAGTGAACTTGGCGAAACATCAACAGGTATCCTTGCTAATTTTGCTAATAACCCTAAAGAATTAGCTAAAGCAGTTGGGCAAGTAAGGAGATTTGGTGTAAGTTTAACACAAGCCAAAAATATAGCTAATGGATTATTAGATTTCGAACAGTCCATAGGTGCAGAACTTGAAGCAGAAATACTTCTAGGTCGACAGTTTAACTTTGAAAGAGCAAGAGCTGCCGCTGCTACAGGTGATATAGCTACAGCAACAGAAGAAGTATTAAAACAAACTCAAAATTTAACAGACGAACAATTAAAAAGCCCTATTATACAAGAAGCAATTGCAAAAGCAACAGGATTATCCGTAGATGAACTATTTGCAGCTAGAGAAATAACTAAAAAATTAAGCTTAAGTCAAAAGGATTATAATAAACTACTTAAAAAAGGATCAGATCTTATAGGTAATGATGCTATGATGCAACTGATGAGACAAAAAGATAGCGCAGAAGCAGTTGAAGCAACTCTTGATGCACAAGAGAAATTTAATAGAGCTCTTGAAGCAGCTAAAGATCAATTTAGTGAACTAGTCGGTAGTGGAGTATTAGATATGTTTACTAGTATGCTCCCCGGTTTATTACAAGGTATAGCTAAATTTTTCGGTTCTCGAGAAGATGTAGAAAAAGCAGAGTTCTCTAACGAAGTAAGAGCTGCTTTGATAGAGCAAAATAAACTAAGAAACGAAGATAGTCAATTAGACGTAAGAGAAGAATTAAACAAAGCTACTTCTAAATTTGATGACTTCTATAAACAGAGAAACGCAATAGATGGAAGCGATAGATTAAATACATCTATATTTAAATTAGGTACTATAGCATCAAATCAGGAATCTATCATGAATGATCTTTTAAAAGCAACAAAAGCTACTAATGATGAATTAAAAAAGAGTTCTGTTCTTAATATAGACTCTAATGGAGTTCTACAAAAAGCAATTGAAACTAATTTCAAGTAATACTATTTATAAATAAACAATCATGGGAATATTAAAAAATCAACTGGTACAGTCACTATTAGGACTTAAAGGTGTTACCCCAGCTCAAAGAGCAGGTGCTAATCCTTCATCTAAAATGCACAATCTAAACTCTTTAAAGAAGAGTGTATTAGATTTAGATGCAACTACCCCTTCTAAATATAGCGATAATAAACCAGAATAGTGCCAATTCTAAAGAACTACATAGAAGGTACACAATTAAACCAGTTAAAGTATAGTAGCTATAACTCTGGCCGTGGCCCTATTATCCAAAAGAAGATACCAACAGGTATATCAGAAACAGGTAATAGAGGTGCTGACTTTAGTAAGAGAGCAGATGATTTAGCTAGGATTACAGCGTTAATGACTAGACCTGAAGGATTAAAATATCTTTCAAATGAAAAAGCTCTTAGTGCTGTACCTATAAAAGGAGCTGCTCAGCAAGAGGGTAAGAAGACACTCCTTAACAGAATAGTCGGAGGTACATTAAATACCGTTAAGGTACTTGGATCAACGTTAGCTCAAGTGCCATTGAGTGGTACTGGAGTACATTTTGTAAAAGGATTTGCAGGTAGATCTGGTTATTTAGGTAGAAGCTATGCTGGTGAAGCAAAAAACGGTGGTAAATACCTTAATGAAAATGAGATACTAGGTGATTTTAGTTTTCAAGGTACTCCTCAAGAATTAAAAGAGACTAAAACTATTTACAAAACTGACAATCAGGGAAAGGTAAAAGGTTCTTTTAAAGACCAAATAGTTAAGAAAGAATTTAGATTAGAGGATAGAATAGGATTAGGGCATATAGGTAATAAGACTAAAGAAGAGAGAAAAAATCCATACAGTAAAAAAGTAGATGTTAGTAAAATAGATAAAAAGAATTACCTTAACCCTACTAAAACACCTGTATCTCAAGGATTCAATGAAGAAGTAAACCAACCAGGAGCCGCCAGAGATATGGTTAAGTTTAGATTTCAGGTTATTGAATCTAAAAAGGAACCTGTAAATTTATATTTTAGAGCTTTTATAGACAGCTTTGACGATAATTACAACGGTTCATGGAATGAATTTCAATACGCTGGTAGAGGAGAAACCATGTATAACTATATGGGATTCAATAGAGGTATTAATGTTAGTTTTAAATCAGCAGTTATGTCCAGACATGAATTAGCTCCGATGTATAGAAAATTAAACTATCTAGCATCTACATTAGCACCTAATTACTCAACAGAAGGATTTATGAGAGGTACCTTTATGAACTTTACTTTAGGAAGTTATTTTTTTAACTTACCAGGATTTATAACTGACCTTACCTATTCTTGGAATCCAGTATATCCGTTTGAGATAGCATTAAATAGCCCGGACCCAGAAACAGGGAAAAGAATAAAAGATAAAAATGTTCAAGAGTTACCAATGATATTGGATATTAACATGTCATATACTCCTATACATAGATTTACCCCTCAAACAGGGTATTACCATTATACTACGAATGATCAAGTACAACCTTTCTTCAAAGAAGGCGACGAGGTTAAATATACAAATAATGAATTGACAAAAAATGGGTTATAGATGAATAGATATAGAGACATAGATAAATATAGAAACAGTGAAGGTAGACGGTATTATACAAATGCCATATATCCTCAAATTCCTGAAGATGAAGATGATATATACTTTATAGCTTCAGCAGGAGATAGGTACGATAAAATTGCCTTACAGTACTACAATGATTCCTCTTTATGGTGGATTATTGCTTCTAGTAACAATCATCAAAAAGCATCTCTATATCCTACACCAGGAGAACAAATAAGAATACCTGTTAATACTCAATTAGCATTAAGTTTATACGAAGAAATTAATTCATCAAGATAAATGTCATTAGGTTGGTCCAACGAATCGTTTATATACAGCAATATCACGGGAAGTCTACAAACTCACCTTGATACAAGAAAGAAGCTTGTTAAAACAACAAGCAATAGGACTAATAAAGATATAGAATACCTCAATAGTAATACCAGCTGGGTAAAACTTTCTTCTGGAGTAGATGAACTTATAAAAAATGAAAAAGGAGAAATAGAACCTTCAGAAGTATTATCTCAAGAACATGTACTGCTCGGCGGAGTATTTAACGATAAGACTAAATCAATAAAAAAAGGTATTTTTACAAAAAACCCAAAAAATAGTTCTTATTCCTATACTCAAAAATTTGGATTTAGACCAATGGCCGGTATTACCAATACTAGCATTAAAACACATGGTACTTTTGGAGCAATTAAAAAAGCTACAGTTGAATTTCAGGTAAACAGTTTAGATGAACTTGAAAAATTCGAAAAAATATACATGTTACCTGGCTATTCGATATTATTAGAATGGGGGCATTCTATAATTCTTAGAGATAGAGGTAAGTTAGACTACAATATACAAACATTTAACCATTGGTTTAAAGATCTATATGAACATGATGAAAAAAACGAAGAACATAGATCTGCTTTAATTATTAAAGAATTAGATAGACTTCGACATACTCAAAACTATCACTATGATGCTCTATATGGTAAAGTAAGTAACTATGTCTGGAGTTTTAACCCAGATGGAACTTATAACTGCTCTATTGATATAGTTGGATACGGGGAACTTGCAGAATCAATGTCTGCTATATTTACACCTCAACCTAATGATGCAGAAGAAAAAAATATATCAAATACTTCTGTTAATAGGTTTTATATGTACCTAAAGTACATACTAAACATATACCCAACACCAGCTCAAAATAGATTAGTATCTAACCTTTTAATTGAATCTAAAGATTTTGTAGGTCCACGTGATGAAGGTATACCTGATATACTAGAAGCGTTACAAGACTACTTTAAAAATATAGTTATTTTAAATTTAGAAAATTCAAAAACTGAAGATGGTAAAGGTGTATCTGCAAAATATGTTACTTTTGGGTCACTTTTAAATTTTATCAACGATAATTTTATGCTATGTGATGACGGAAAAAAAATTACTAGTTTCTATACCGGTAAATTCGACACTACAAAAGTATCCGACGAAGATTTAGGAATCAGTCTTTATAAGCTAGGACCTAGTGCTCCATATAAAAACCGTACCCCTTTTGTTACTTTTGATGATCATATATCTACAAACATGGATGTATGTTTTTTAGCTAAAGCTCCAAGTAAAACAAGAAAATACGATTTAGTTTTTGCAAAAGATAAGGCAGTTACTGATTGTATAGAAGGAAAACTAGATGATATCTTAAATATATTAGTGAATGTTCAATATGTAAAAGATAGTTATAATGAAATACTTAAAAATAACAAAAATGAAGATATAAACGTATATGATTTTGTTATGGGTATGTTAAATGATATAGCTAAGAGCCTTGGTAACATAAACAAATTTTCTATTGAAACTAGAGACCAAGTAATGTTTATAGCAGATAGAAGTGGCACACCAGGAAGAAAAGATGTAACATATAAGTTAGATTTATTCGGATTAGGAAGTCTTGCAACAAACATTTCTCTTCAAAGTTCAATACCAAGTTCTTTATCTACATTGATAGCAATTGGAGCATCAGCTGGAGGAAGTACATTAAATGAGAGTATTTTTAATTTTCAATCTTTCTATAAAAATTATGTTGATAGACTTGTTCCTAAAAGAGAGTTAGACCAATCTGTCCAGGATGCTGATGTATTTAGCGACGAAATATCAAAAGAAGATAAGAAAAAATTAACTAAAAATGCTAGGACATTAGCATCATATGTTAGAGCAATTAATGCTAAAAGAACAATTAAAGACCAAGCAATAAGTAACTTAATACCTGCTCATCAGACAGTTACTAATTTACTACTTAAAAAGGTGTTAATAGATAAGAACCACAACGCTCCAGGGATTATTCCTATACAATTATCGTTTGAAATATACGGAGTATCTGGTTTAAGAATCACAGATGTATTTAATATACAAGAAGGACTTCTACCTTCGAGGTATAAAAATAATGTCAGTTTTACTATAACAGGCATTGATAACGCTATAACCTCTAATAGGTGGTCTACAACAGTTAGTGCTGTAATGATGGTTACAACTCCTTTAAAAGAAATAATGGTAAGTGATTTTGATATAGATGACATATTTGAAGATATAGACGTTCCGTTCCCTTCAGAGATTCTTCAAGAAGGTTTTCCTAATGCTACTAGAGTTCGTAGTTTTATCAAGAACACAAATACTGATTCAGATCCATTATTCAGTGAAAAAGGATTTGAATTAACATCAGCTGGAATGGATATTACTTCAAAAGCAGCAGATTTAGCAATAAGTCTAATGAGGAATATTCATACTCAAATAAAAGGAGAAGATCAATTTGGAGTTTTAGAAAGAGGAGCAGCAACTGCTACATTTGGCAGTCAGTTTGGAGAAGCTAATAAACCTGAAAAGCAATTAGGACCAACAACCTTAAGTTCTTTAAGATTTAGATGGACTGGAGGTAACGATTCATTTCATTTATATAACCCAGTAGACGGAAATACTTTACATAGATTTGGTAAAGCGTTAGATTTAGCTATTCAGCAAGATTTTGACGAAGGGCAAGCAATATTAGCAAAACAAATTGTCGCAAAAGCTAGTGAAGAAGTAATGAACACAGTTCAGCATAAATATAAAGATGAATACACTGACCCTTCTTCTCATGCTAACGGACCACATTTTCACTTTGCAGTAGGAGGAGCAAACATAAAAAGTGAACAAGAAAATGAAAAAAAATTAATAGACGAGAAAAAAGGACCTTATAGTTTCTCAAAACCAGCTAAAGGACCTTATAGTTTCTCAAAATAATATGTATTTACCTAAATCAAAATATATAACTAAATATAGCACTGGAGATGAGCTTATCAAACCAGATGGTTCTGCATATACCGGCTATTATGTGGAAACTTATAAAGGTAATTTTTATGAAGGTAAAGAATTCAATTCTAAATCTAAAAAACTTACAGATATTAGAGCTTTAAGTGAATTTAATTTAGGAGCATCTGATTTTGTTAATAATACAATTAAACCAACAGAAAAAGATTATAAGAAAGGTTCATTTGTACGTTATTTTTTACAAGATAAGAGAAATAAACAAATAATAGAGGTAAATAAGAAAAATTTTCTTAACTTAAAGAAAGAGAATTACACTATAGCTTTGAAAATCGAATGGATACTATCACAGCCGTTAGAAGATTTAAATAGAGGTCCGTATATATACTTTGGAGCTAGAACTCAAAATAAAGAATCTGTTGAAAAAGCAGAAAAGCAAATAAAAGGTCTGTCTGAATTTATTTTTAACTACGGACAGTTTGTAGTCTAAGATATATATCTTATATTAGAATAAAGGTTATAAGTATGTTTTATATTATTGAAACTGATACTCAGTTAAATAGATTACAAGCTCTAGGCAGATTAGGAGGATATGTTGATATTATTCCTACTAATACTTATTACCATCCAAAACTTACTTCTACTGTAGCGGTTTACTTGAGACCGGTTAATTCTAAGCATGGATTTATAATTCCTATCGATCATGACGAAGGTCTTAACGTAGATAAAGAGCGTGTCTACGAACTACTTAAAGCTTACACTACACTTTATACATTAGATAAGAAATACTTACTATATCACTTTAATCTACAAGGAGCTATAGACTTATCACTACTTTATTCAATGGTTAAGTTTGATAAACTGGAGTATTCTAGAGATTTTTCGTATATAAATACTTTTTATAATAAATTCAAGGACAATATTATTACAAATAAACTTATACCTATATCTAAACTGTATCAAGCAAGTGAAGAAATATACTATAAAGTAAAAGATGTAATAGAGTATAACATACCTAGTGGTTTTGACTTTTATAACAAGACTGCTACTAATGTATTTTATCTATTAGAGCAATCTGGTATAGGAATACATAAAGAACAGTTCGAAGAAATGTTTACTCCCCGTAATTCAGATTATAACATAGTAGACGATGTAACCTATAGTTACTATAACCTATATAACATTACCTCACGACCTACTAATGCTTTTAATTCAGTAAATTACGCAGCTATTCCTAAAACTGACAAACATCGTTCAAGTTTTAAACCTCAAAATGACTTTTTTGTAGAGTTTGATTTCGATGGATACCATGTTAGATTACTCTGTGAGCAATTAGGGTATGAATTGACTGATGAATCTGCTCATATGCAGTTAGCAAAGAAGTATTTTAAAAAATCAGTTATCGGAGACGAAGAGTATAGTAAGGCAAAGCAAATAAACTTTCATGCCTTATACGGAAGAATACCAGAAGAATATAAAGACGTAGATATATTTGTAAAAATACAAGAGTTCATTAACTCCTTGTGGATCAAGTATGAAGCTATAGGTGAAGTAAATAATCCAACATCAGATAAGCCATTTACAGAGGAACTTAAAGATATGAATCCTCAAAAGCTCATGAACTATCTTATGCAATCGTTGGAAACTTCAAGAAATATTCTTATCTTAAAAGAAGTACTTAGATACTTACAGAATAAAAAAACTAAAGTAGTGTTATATACTTACGATTCACTACTTTTCGATTTTAATAAAGAAGACGGAAAAGATACTTTAATAGAGTTACAAAGTATACTTGAATCAGGTAAAACTTACCCGGTTAAATTTAAATACTCTAAAGATTTATGTTTGTGAAACACTTTAATATTTATAACAAATGACAATGGTTACAGAAAGTAGG